CTTTCAGATGGAAACCAAGAACTGCTTATGGTTTGAACTGATGTTGAAAAAGTTTTTTGAATATATCTTTTTCTAGCTCCAACTCTGAACTTAACTCGTTCACCAACTTTATAACTTTCCTTTAAACCTCTCATGTATAAAAAGTTATCAACTGTTCCAGTTGTATCTAATGCGTTTAAACTAGCAGTTGCATCTGAGTCAAATGAAGAATCATCCCATCTCACTTCAAGTCTTGGTGAGAAAATAGTGTGTGTATTACTTGAGAAAAATTTTAAATGTCCAAATGTAGTTGTATCTGTTTCTTGACTACCAGCAAACCTTATTAACATTCCATAATTTTCTTCTTCACCATTTATCCACATGTTAACCATATCAGTAACATCGGCTTCTACATCAGGCGATTCACTTGAAAAAGTTTGAGTTGATGAGCTTAAAGCTGTTACTGATGATGGAACTCTGTAAACCGATACACCAGCATTAGCCCAAGGTACTTCAGAACCACCAGTTGGATTACTACGATTTATCCAACTACAACCATTTGTATTTTTTGGCCTATCACCAAACTTACCCGTACCTTCTGTCCAAGATTGTGATATTGGTTGAATTGCTAAAGTATAGTCTCCTTGTATTTCAGCATTTCCTGCAGCCTCATAAAGTCTTAAATAATATTTAGCAGATGATGGTATCGTACCATCAGAAACAAAGTTTTTTAATTCTGTAAAATCAGTTCCAGTAAATTGAACCAATGCTCTTGTAGGATGGTCGAATGTGTTATTAAAAAATTCTTTTTTAACTTCAAGTATTGGGTCTAAACCAAAATTTTGGTCTCTAAAAGATGTTCCGTCTATTTTACTTGAACCACTTGAAATCCAAGTGTCTTGTGTTGGAAAAATAAAATGATGCATTATCTAACCCTCCCTTGTATGTTGTTGTCTGGATTTTTTAATTCAAAAACTGTAGGTGTTGATGTCAATGGTGGTTTAATTATTGTACCATCTTCAGTTAATGCATTTTGAAAATCATATTTAAAACCATAACCTTCACCTGTCATATTTGTGAAACCTCCATCTGGTTGCCCATCACCATTTAAATCAGGACCAGCTGTTGGACTATAAGAATATGTATAAGTAGGCGTTATTAAAGTATTACCTTGTCCATTTGGATGATAATCATCTTTTTGTGAAATAGTCACATGTCCAACAGAACGTACACCTTCGACTCCCATTAATTCATATTCTAATTGACTTTTATAAATTGGTTGATTGAATTGCATTTTATCAACATTAAAATATTTTTTTATTACATCATTACATCTTAGATTGACTTGTTGTTTATCAGCGTATTGTTCAGCTATAACATCAAAAAATACACCAAAATTTACAATATATCCATCTTGAATGTTTACAGAATCAGTTAAAATTTTAAAATTGTCTAAATATTTTTTTACATTTTGTTTCATTGTAGTTGGTACGAAGTCACTTACAGTTGTATCATATGATGATATTGGATTTCCAACTAATTCTTTTCTCTCATTGTACGCTAATAAATATATGTTTATAGATGATAATTCAAAAGATGATAACTCAGTTTGTTGTATCTCTGAAACTTGATTTCCAAGCAAGTCTTGTATCACTAAAGAAAAATTAGATAAATATTGTATTAGTTGTTGCTCTGTAAACGTGTTTGATAAATTTGATAATTCATTTGATAGAAATTGTAAATTTGAATGTACTTCTGTTCCATTAATAATAAACGAACCATCCACCATACCTTGAAGTTGAGACACAAGCGTTGCAACAGCTGCATTAAATCCATCTTGATTATAACCATCATCACTATCTGTACTTCTTGTAACATATACTTTTGCAACATTTCCAAACTTAGCTGACATATTCATTATTCTAGCTTCATAATCTTCTTTTGTTACACATCTGTTTTGCGTTGTAAAAAATGCCTTAGCTTTTTCTCTAATCTCATCAATACTTTCTTCATTTTTACCACCACGAGCGGATGTAAGATTACTTACAGATAAATCTGAAATTTGTCCATCACCT